CGTTCAATGCCTATTCACAATTAGAAGATGCACTTCTTCTGACCATTATGGAAGGGGATAAATGTATAGGGTATCATCTTTCACATAGGACTGACAACGGTCTAATATATGATACGGCCTGTAAAGACTACGATAATAAGTTAATAAAGAATATGACACCTGTTCTTCTCCACTATGCTTCAAAAGCATGGGAAGAAAAAATAGGTCATAATAATATTGCTGTAAATAGAGGTGCGGCAGTTAGGGGTGCGGCCAGTAAGATAGCAAAGCAGAAACTAAGACCGTCTATTGTAAATAAGATATACAAGACTATACCCGCTATGAAAATAACGAAAGAATTAAAAGCCTCTTACTTTGAAAAAAGAAACTATGCAGAGTGGTTGTAAGCCAAAGATTTATAACCCCATGCCTCTTCCGTAACAGTAGAAAGCCCATAGGCGGGAAGCCAAAACAAATGATAGAAACAAAATACGCAATAGTAATAGATGAAGAACAAGATGGAATACAAGAATTAATACCCTGTAAAGCGAATGTAAGATTCGTTAAAGATGGAGTATGGTATCTTTTAACCACAGGCGAGGCTGATACCTCTAAACCATATAGACAAGAATCATGGTTAAGAGAAGAATATATCAACAAAGGACAAACCCTTCAACAGATTGGAGATAGATGTGGTGTAAGCCCTATGACCATAAACCAGTGGATTGTAAAACATAGTATCGAAAGCAGACCAAGAGGAAGGAGACAAGAATGAGTGTATCATTCTATTTGTGCGGACCAATTCTCGAAGGTGATGAGCGTTGGCGTTCAATAGGGTGGCGTGAAGTAGCATATAATATATTGACCGAAAAAGGATTTACAGTATTCAATCCTATGGTTAGTGCTAAAGCAGGTGATGTTCATTATGATGAGACATTCAAAGAATTAATAGTCCCTAGAGATAAATTAATGATAGACCGAAGTGATGTTGTTATAGTCAATTATGTTCCTAAAGAATTAAGCATAGGTACTTGTATGGAGATTATGTATGCACACATGACCGGCAAGAAGGTTATATGGTTTGCAGAAGACCAAGAACTCTGTTTAGACTTAGAAGATAATCCTTGGGTCATAGCACATAACGATTGGGAGTTTGTTAGGCCATTTAGTGCAGAAGTCATGTATGATATAGCGGAATGGTTTAGTTGTTTCAAACCACATAACCCACCAACTATAAGCCCTGATGGATGGCAAGTATTATAACTAAGCGATAGAACGGAACGCTATGATAGTGGATAAGTTAGGCGGGAAAAGGGTTGCAGTTAGGTATCGTGACCCAGTAACGCTTGACCGAAAGCAAGATATAATAAGCCACATTTATCCTTATGGTTTTATTAGAGATGAAGAAGCAGATTTAGTTTCAGCAATAAGAAAGGAAGAGGGTTTTAGTGGTCTTTATGGTGAATCACTTACTAAGATAACACTTAGCGACCCTTATGAAGTATCACAACTAAAGGATAAGTTTTCACAGACTTGGGAATGTAATATTCCCTTCACTAATAGAGTACTTATGGATAATGGTAAAGAGTACCCATTCTATAAGCATCGTGTATGGTATGTCGACCTTGAATGGAATGAAAGGGAAGAAGTAACGGTTGCGACTGTCTATGATAATTACATGGGGAAATATCTAACGTGGTTTGTATCGCCTCCCGGTCAAACACACCCACCTTTAGTATCAAAGTTAGGAGACAAAGTTTTCAATCCCCCACTAAAAGCATTCGCTACTGAAAAAGAGTTGCTAGATGATTTCTTCCATGTGATGATGAAGAAAGACCCCGATGTATTGACAGGGTGGTTCTTTATGGGTGCTGATATGCGAGTCCTGTTTGATGCTTGTAAGAGACATGATTGGAATGCAGGTAAAAGAATGAGTCCACATGGTTCTGTTCGTTATCAGTTTGATGATTGGTCACAATGTATCAAAGGCAGAATTACTATTGACCTAATGACTGTATTCTGTAAGTTATGGCGAATAAAGAACGGACAACTACCTGGTCAAAGCCTAAAAGATGTATCGCAGTTTGTTCTTGAAGATGAAGAAAAGATGGACCTAGCAGACGGGCATGATACATACTATACTGACATCGGTCTATACATTGACTATAACATACAAGACGTAGCATTACTTCCTAAATTAGATAAGATGTTGAATTGTATCGACCACTATATCAACTTACAGCATATTGTTCAGTGTGATTTTACAACAACCCCTTGGGTCACTAGATTAGCAACAGTATTATTTATGCGTGATAAAGAAATTGATTGGAAGATGCCTTCAAGGGCTCAGTTTGGTTATGAAGATTATCAAGGTGCAGATATACAAGAACCGGTAGCAGGGCTATATGAAAATGTTGCCATCATGGATATTAGAGCCATGTACCATAGTAATGTCGTTAAGTATAATATATCTTGGGAAACTTTACTTGATGAGAAGAATGCTGTGTTCGATACAGACGCACCAACAGGTGCATTAGGTCGTGCTATGAACCTACTTACAGATTTAAGAAATGAGTACAAGGCTAATATGAAGGCTTCGACAACCAAAGACGAAAAGACTAAATGGGATTCGGCTCAATTCGCAACTAAGTCCCTAGTGGCTTCGCTGTATGGAGTGTGTGGTGATAGCCGATTCGGTATGTATCACCCTGCGGTAGCGGCGGCCATTACTAGGGAATCAAGAAACACTCTTTTTACGCTTAGGGATAAATGTATTGAATGGGGTTGTGATGTAATTTATGGTCATACTGATTCTGTTTTCGTATGTGTTAAATCACCCGAAGCGGGTGTTGAGATGGTTGAGTGGATTAACAAGGAAATGGCTCCGATAGAAACTGAATATGAAAAGCATTGTGAGCGTATGCTTCTTAAGGCTAAGAATAGATACGCAGGTAAGGTAGTATGGACTGATGGTAAATACCACGAACCCGACTATTATATCAAGGGGATTGAATCTAAGCAAGCAAGGATGCCTCAGATAATGAAGGATGTTATGAATACAACTATAAACTCTATGCTTGATGGTAAAAGTGAAGAAAGTGTTACAGAGAAAGTATGTAATATTATACATGATATGATAGATGGTAGTATATCCCTTGATGACCTAAAACAGAAAGGTAAATTAAAGAAGGACCTAAAAGACTATAAGACAATAGGTGGCTCGGCAGCAGGAGCATTATGGGCGAATACGCACTTAGGAAAACAATATAGAAAAGGTTCATATTTTTGGAATCTGATAGATAATAACGGAAGGTTTATATCTTTTGACAAAGTGGAAGAACTACCAGCAACCATCGGGATAGGGTACGAGATAATGTCTGATAGATATATTTTAGAGAAAGTTAAACCTTTCTATGAAATAGCATCTTGGGATATGTCTCCACTATACGATGCGAAGAAGGGAAGGAAAACAGTAGAGTGGTTATAATGAAAGGACAAAGAACGCCGAAGAAAATGACAGTAAAACAGGTCATGCAACAAGACTTAAGAGAAATGAAAGAAAAAGTGGATTTGATTGAAGAAAAACATAATCAATTAGTGAGTGTTTTTATTGACTTTAGCAAACACGCTGAGAATATGACAACACTTTTACATCTTCATCTATTAGACGCAGGTCTAGCAGTTAAGGAACAATGTAGTGGGTGTGGTATGAATATCATTTATCCTCATGCGTTTGAAGAAATACAGGCTATGCCGGTCTGTCCTAACAGAATAGACAAAGACGGTAAAGAAGTCGAAGAATGTATGACAGGATTTTCTCATATAGACAATCCATTCGCAGAAGAAGAGTGAGTATATGGAATCATCATATAATCCCTATGAAGTTATAGGTGATGTTAAACTCCGTATGAGCAAATCATCCTTTATGTCAGCAAGGCAGTGTCCTCGTAAGTATTGGTGGAATAAGGTAGCATTACCCGATGTAAGAATACCCGCCACCGAGTTTATGATTAAAGGAACAATAGTGCATGAAGGTGTCGAGAATCTATATACTACTAAAGAACAACATACGGGACTAGAGACTATAAGAGCCCAGTTACCCGTAGCGACAGAGTATGATGACACCTTTGACGAAATCGCAGTTATGGAGACACAACGCTTGGAAGTATGGGGCAACGAGTTCTTCTTGCCGATTGAGGCAGAAGTAAAGAAGGAGGTGTATGACCCTGAATATGATGTTGTTCTTTCGGGTATGTGGGATGGTCTTATGCTACACCCCGATGGTGGTCTTTGTATTATGGAATTGAAAACAGGTGACCTTAGTACCGCTAAGTTAAGCAGGGTACGAAGAGAATTATGTTTCTATACTAGAATGATTAGACTACTAGGTTATGAAGAAAAATATGGTCCTGTGACTCACATGATGCTAATATCCTCTGATTGCACCAACCCTAAAACAGCAGAGACTTTACTAAAAAGTAAAAACAAAGAAGTCTATGTTGGAGATGTGAAAGGAATAACAGTCATAGAGAAACTAGGTAAGCGTAGCCACACTGCTTTTGAGAAAGACTATGAAAGAATAGTTAATACTCTTAAGATGAAAGATTGGACTCCTAAGTGGAGCGAATACTTCTGTGCTAATTGGTGTGACTTTTATTTATCATGTGATGAAGAGTTACATGGTGCAGGTCAAGACCCAACGGTGATAGTATGAAGCGACCAAATCTAACAACAATAGAAATGTGTGAAGAATGCGGCAAACTAAAAATGTGGAATATAACACATACATTCGCCATAGCCATGCAAGAAGGCAAAGGTTTATCTAAGAATCGAATTAGGACTTGTCAAGGGTGTGGTGCGGTTGAAGGATATGATGGACCTACTGACATTTCCTCGTGAAATAGGTTTGAAGAGAAAGATATGCACTAGCGAATATAATTTCAAAGAGTATGTGAGAAAACTCAATGGTAAGGCAGATTTATACACTAGCCTTTACTCGTTTGGTAACATGGATGACAAGGATAATACAGCCATCATGGATAGAGCATGGTGGGATTTTGATTCTAACGATGACTATACAATAGAGCAAGTCAAAGATGATGTTGCTATGCTTCTATGCAGATTAGAAGGTGATGTGAGGCTAGTTGCGACAGGAAGAGGGTTTCATGTTCATCAGTTATTTGATGTGCCGGTAGATTCACGCAGATGGAGACATACTATTGATAGATACCAAAGAAAGATGGCTTCGGGTCTTTTAACACTAGACGGTGTTGGTTACCCTCGAAAACTATGCCGAATCCCACATACATATAACGCTAAAAGGGGGCGTTTTGCGGTAATGGTGGATGTAAATACTTTCAAGACGACTCCACAGGCGACTCAAATAGCGGAAAGGCCAAAAGATTCACTTGCTTCACATCTTCACCCCTATTGGGGAGTGAAAAGAAAAGAAGCAGGGTTTGACATAAGGGAGTGGGCTTCTAATAATCCACTAGACCTTATGGGTGATTGGAATATACAGCAACTTACGGTCATAGAAGGAACGCAAGAGGCTATACCTATGATACCATGTCTGCAACGAGAAATAGAAGTATCAAATCCCCCGCATCATATTCGTGTCGCATTAGCACAGCATTTGTTTGAGCATCTTCGTAATTTTGCTGAGCCATCAGCGTTAAGTTATGAACAAAGACAGGAAATGATAGATTTAGCGGTCTTATTTATTCAGAAACTAGAGTGGCAAGACTACAATGAACAGGTCACAAGGAAAGCACTAAATAGTCTTGTGTCTTACGGAAGGTCTACGTCTTGTGCGTGGTTCTGCAAGCGTGGCCTTTGTGCGGCTCCGTGTTGGCGAGATGATGGAACTAGAAGAGAATACTAAAAAGGTTTTTATAGGTCCGGTTCTCCTATAAAGTATTGTGTATATAGAACCTTGTGTTCGGTGCGGGTCAGTACTCATTATACCTTTGCATGGCTCTAGGAAGTGTATTTGCTGCTTCATTAGTGTCGATTCATGCAACGAAGGACACCCAAACTGATAGTAATACTTATAAGCATAGGCCAAGTCGTTTGGTCATGCGAAACTTACCTAGTGGTTATCTCATAGTTGATGATAGAGAAAATGATAAAGTAATACATAAACTCTTTATGTCTTTAGGTGATGCTAAAACAGACCCAAATGGTAAAGTATATGTTACTCGTCTTAAGACAGGGGATTATATCATAGATGATTGGATTATAGAGGCTAAAGAAATCAAAGACTTATCTGCATCAATAATAGGGCAGGGGCGGTCTAGAACCATAGCGGCTCAGTTAAGGGATATGAATGAGTATGCTGCTGATAATACAATGACACCATATCTGGTAGTATATGGGGAGACTAAAGACCTCAAACCATTCTTTGCCAAAGGAAAAAAAGGAGGAAAACAAAACGCTGTGATACAAAAAGCGAGAATGAAAAGTAGGATAGCGGCATTCAAAAAGACCTTTCTTTTTCGATTTCCCGCTACACATTTTTTTGAAGTTGAAACGCTAGAAGATTATGTTGCATGGATTATTGAAGCATATACTCAAAAAGTCGTTTTGAATCACGCTCCATCCTCAGAATAACTATCAGCATCACCCGAAGTTTTTCTTAATTTATCACTTGATGCCCTACCGTCTGATTTGTAAATAATATTACCGCTAGAATCGTATGTGCCGCTAGAAGTTTTTGTATTAATAGAATCTTTTGTTCCACTTAAGAATCCTTTTGTATTATCCCCTGTTGTTAATTTGTTCTTAGAAGATAAATTACCTATTGATGCTCTTTCTCTAGTATTAAATATTACATTAACACCTTTTATTAATAATGAACCAAATGGAGAACTATCTTTCCCATCCTTTACAGTAAGTAATGAACCTCCGGGAACTCTTCCAATAGTAATTTTAATTTTATTACCTGCAATATTAGCCCCTAATAATTTATCACCGTTGAATACCATAAGTCTTTGTGTCTCATCAGAAGATTTAATATCAAGAATCTTTTCGCTTACGTGACCACTATCTATACATTCAACAAGACAATTTATAGAGTACGTTTCACCACCACCTGTTTTGGGTGCTAATACATATAACTGTACCATTATTTTATCGTCTATACTATCAATAGGTACTGTTACAGTAACAGAGCCTTCGTGGTAATCTGATTTATCAACAACCCCTGTTTCTGCTATGTGGCTCACTCCGGGTAGTGTAAAGCCTTCGGAAGTTATCATAGCACTACCGCTTTCTATCTTATTAGAATTACCTATTCCTTCAATACCCTTAACTCTTTTTGAGTTAGTATCACCCTTCTTGTCAAATCCTAATAAGCCTGTTTTACCACCAAGTTTCAAATCTAAATCTGTCTTACCTCTAATAGTATTTAGGGAACCTCTGCTTAGTCTGTTTATGTTTATTTTTGATTTAGTTTTTAGAGAACCTAAACTATCTGTAAATTGGTCAGGCATACCTTCTATGCTATTTTGTCTTATATGTCTAGTAGAATAACCACTAACAACAGTATTATTTTTACCAATACCTCTGTTTGTAAGTATAGTTACGTCATAATCCCCATATCCTTCTTTCCTGTCATCATCAGCATCACTATCTCCGACCCCATCATCAATAACATCACCTTGACCGCCTATATCTTGTATAGGTTTAGGTGCAGGTAATAGTGGGTTTAGTAATGATTGTGATTCATTTTTCTGTAATAGTAATTTTACCTCACACTTGTTATATGGTGTTTCATTCCATACTACCCTATTTATCATTAGATTATCACTACTTATGTTTAGGTTAGCATCTGTATATGTTATTGTTCTTGCAGGTCTATATGTAAAGTCATCAACTATTTCAATCCTAGAAGCATAGTATAGAGCTCTTGGTCTAAGATGCCATAGTGGTCCTTGACGGCCTTGTGAATCTTCACTACCTAGTGGTCTGTAATATAGGGATAATCCTAGCGGGAAGGCTGAACCTTCATTAACAGGATTACCATGCGAAAGGTCTAATACTGATGTTGCCACATCGGGTATTGTTGATATTCTATTACCTTTGTTAGATTTACTCGATATACTATTATTACTTCTATATTTTAGTAAGTCATCACAATATTCTGCGTTAAATGATACTATAATTCTGCTTGTTGAATCGCTCCCGTATGATTGTGGGAATGCTATTTCATAAAACCCATTACCTTTTACATCAAGATATACAATATTATTAGATGCTAAGGTAGTATTGATAGTTCTCTGTGCATCAAATGGTGCATCTATTAACCATATTCTATAATGTGTTTCGTTGGCAGTATTAGAAGCGTGTGTTATAAATACTCTTAATTCATTACCTGTGCTTGTACTCACTTTAGGAGCATTCTTAGGGATGTGGACTATTTGAAGTGCCTTTTCTATACAATTTACACCGTATGGGGCATATTGTCCTGTGTGATTTGTGTCGTGCATATCATAGACATTACAAGAACCAGAGCCATGATAACCAACACCTTCTTCTAAATATTCCCAATCCCTTTTACTTCCTATGTATATTTCATCCCAAGCATCTCCATGTGTATTTGTTTGGTTACTTGCTCCTTGTGATTGTGTTCTGTCGGAATATATTATACCATCGAGGTTACCATCCATAGCATTTTGCCTCCCACCTATAATCGCACCGCCTAAATTACTATGTGGGAATAATGTCGAGTAAGTATGTAATCCATCGGGCATTGATTGTATTAGTGGTGTGGATATATAACCAAACCTACCGCCGGAAGTCATAGGGTTATGTGAACCTGTTGTTCCTATTATAGTCGCATCAACAGTATAGTTTTTCTCTTTATTTTTGTTGTATTCTGACTTAGCCATGACTAATGCTTGGTTAGGGGATGAAATACTCCATGCTTGTATAGTTTTCCATCTTAAGTTATTGTTTGCTCCTGAAAGTGGTTTAGGATAATCCACAAACGATGCACCACCATTATACACAACCCTTATGTTAGTTATCTGACCT